CTTCTGATGGAATAACATTACCACTAATCGATTGTAGATTTTGAGATGGACCAGTTGGACCACGTGCACCTGTTGTTGCCGTAACTTCCCATGTGCTTTGATTGTAAATTAACTCAACAGTTACACCTTTTAGATTTAAAAGCAATGGTTCTGATACACCTTCAATACTTGCGCCATTAGGATCTACTGTTAAATTGTTTGCGCTCCAGTTTCCGCCGTCAGAAATAATAACATGAGAACCGTTTGCAGGTGATAATGGAAGAGTTACCGTAAATGCGCCAGCCGACGTGATTGTATTTGCAATTAATCTATCACCATCTGAAGCAGTGTAATCAGATGTTTTTATTTGCCATGCTGCCAAAACACCCTGTGGACCTTGAGGACCTTGAGGACCTTGAGGACCAGTTTCACCAGAACCTGCTGGACCTTGTGGACCCTGTGGACCAGTTTGCCCTCTCATCGCTGAATCGCCAACAACTACAGTAGTTGGTGGTTGATTAACAACTGTAATTGTATTACTTGTAGATGTTACAACAACATAATTTGACATTACCGAGTAACCTCACCATATACGTTTAAATCGCCATACAAGAGTTTCGAGACTTTTTCATCACCATCGATTAATTCTATATCATAGACATAAGTAGTTCTTGGTGGTTTTCCGTTGTTGTAATCGACTGCAATATTTGCAGTTCTACTTGCTGCTAATTCTAACGCGACATTACCTTCTGCAGCAGTGATAATAATTTCACCGTTTGATGTGGTTAAAGTTTCTGTTGCTGACCCTGCATCATAACTCGAACGAATTTGCATTCTAGCAGTGTAATTTGTTAAATTTTGCACATTGGCGCTTGAATCTTTAACCGTTATGGTTATCGCAAATGTAGATCCTTGCCATAAACTTAAATTGTATCGATTTGATGTTATGTCAGCCATTTTATTCTCTTTTTACTGAGTTGCCTATTTGATATTTAGTCAACTATAAGTCTCCCTTCTCGAGAGGTGTAAACCTTATCTGGATCCATATGAGCGAAAAATTCATATCTGGGTTCTCCTGGCAATATTCGTTTCCCAGTGCATTCCTCTCCGATATGCTCTATGAGGTTTTCGCCATTTGCTCCCTTTAAACTCGCAGAATACATTTGATGAAAATAGTCCAAATAGACCATAATCATTCCTTCATTTAAGTTAAATTTCCAATAATCTGCAAAAGGAATATGGCACAAACTTTTACGATATAAAGAAAATATAATAGGAAATGTTTCTATATTTTTAGAATAATAGTATGATTTAAACTGGATATCGTTTTCATCTATTTTACTTTCAGTTTCATCAAAATACCAAGGCTGTCTTTGCAAAACCACAGAAGCCATTTTCGAATCAGATTCTATACATTCTATGAGATCGTTAATGTGAATTTTAGTTTTAAGAACAACATCATCTTCTTGGTGTAAGATATAGTCATAATTTTGTCCTTTTAACCAATTGAAAAAATTAGTCCAAGTTACAGATAAACCAAGATTTTCTCGATTTCTCCATATAAGAGTTTTATGTGTTTTGGCTAACAGTTCGAAAATTGCATCATTTCTAGTTCTAGGGTAATCGTCAACAATCAAACGAGTTACTTCATGGTCGCCATAATCTAAATTAGACCACGATTCTAACGTTTTTGTTAAGTATTTAATTCTATTACAAGAAAAAACAATGTGGAGTATTTTCATCAGAATTCTGTATTAAAAAAGAATGTTTGAAACAATCGACCGTTTTGATAATTATCACCGAAATAATCTAAAGAGGCATGATAGAGATTTCCGCGATACATCACAATTCTATTGTATTTGTTAGCAATGTAATCAGTTTTTTCCCATTTGGTGTAATCGTATCCATCAAGATATGCTGCTTTGCTATCTGTTCGTTCGTATTCTTTTGTTTCTTTCCATTGATACAAGGCAGTACCAGAGGAAAGTGGAGCATCTGGAGTCAGATAACAAACAGCAGCCCAAGTGTTAAAACTATCAGCGTGAATCCAAGTTCTATCTTTTGCGGTACAAATTTGAAACGCGCCAGTGTATCCAGAATCTTCGAACCAATTGGTAATCTGACCGCCTGCATTTTTTATGATATATTGGATTGAACTTTTTAAATTATCAGGAAGCCATGGTTTTGTTCGAACTCCAGGATAGTTTCCTGATACTTCAAATTTTTGAGAAAGAGCATATGCCCGCACTTGATCTGGATTTTGATAAAAATTGTCTGTGATGATCAGTGTAGTTTTCATGTGTCACCTAGTAATACATAAATCGACCAGAAGTTCCATCCCACCCAGAAACTTTCCAATCAACTTCTATAATTTGTTTTTCAAACGGTCTAGTTAAGTAATAAGATAGTGTTTCAATATCATAATGACTCATCGTAGGTTGTTTTATTAAATGTATCACTGCTTCATTTATGTCAATAAATTTTTCAAGATTAGAATTTCCAAATCCATAAAGAACTGTACAATATTGTTTTAACAGATTGTGTTTTTCTATATGTCTTCTATCTATAGAATGATAATTCCAACTATCATTCCATTCAAAATAGAGTGGTTTTTTAAAAAATATCTTGTCTTTATTTTCTTCAGTAAAATAATCTTTAAAATTAAAATAAAAATATCTGCCGCAAGTTTTAATTGTAAAATCAAATTTTTTTATATACTTCTTAAAATTTATATAATAAGTATTAAGCATCAACGATTCGCATAAACTTTTATTTGGGTGAGAATTGATAATATTTGCAGCATCAGAATCGATCTGCTTTACAGAAACAAGTTCTAAGTTTGGAATATGCTTCAAACTATCAGTGAATATTTCGAAATTATCAGATGAATCTAGTAATATGATTTGAGAGTTCGGAAATGCATTTTGTATAGAATTGATCGTGAAAATTGTTTGCCGCAATCTTTCTTCTGGTGTAAACACGCTACGGGTTTTAGAGTATGTGAAGACACCCTGTCTTGGCTGTATCGTTGATGGTACTATGAAAAGTTTACTAGTCATAAAAAGAATTTTTAATCACCTTTTGTAAGTACTGATGGTGCGATTCATGTATGTTCTCATCAGAGTATTTAAGACCATGAGAGCGACATTGATTTGATTGTATTAATTCTACCTTATTCATTGCATTTAACAATGATTGAAAATCTCTGATTCTAAATCCAGTCACACCCTCAATTACAATTTCTGGAAATGCGCCCCAGTCAGTTGTAATTACTGGCGTTCCGCAGAGATTGGCTTCAATAACCATATTCCCAAATGGTTCAACATAGTATGTTAAACCTAGTAATGCTTTTGCTTTCTTAAGTAACTGATTTCTTTGCTCAGCATTCACATAACCGACTAACTCAACATTTCTTGGAACTGACTTGTAGCCAAGATGATTTAAGTCTTGCGCTGGTCCAGCAATGATTAATTTTTTTTCAAGTTTTTCTGTTGCTTGGATTGCTAGATGAACACCCTTTTCTTCAACAACGCGACCAAGATAAAGATAATAATCATCTTTTTGATCACAATATTCAAACTCAGAAATAGTGAATGGATTTCCAATTACTGCATCGAACCAAGAAGGGTTCATTAACATTCCACGCTCACCGTAAAAATAATGCATATTTGCATATGAGGTGAATACACGATATGGAGCAAAGACACCATTGGCTCTGTAACCTATGGATGGTTCAACAACCTTACAATCTGAATTCATGTCGCAAGCAAGTTTATTGTCAATTCCAAAGAAACTGATAATTAAATCTTCTGGGAATTTTCGTTTTTTGATTTCTTCGCCTGCAACAATATTAAATTCTCTTGAATTTACACCGCTCATCTTTGGGACATTAATATGTTCGCAATCAACTTGCGAGTTTTCTAAACCATAATGATATATCTTATAGTGTTTAGATAGATGTTTGATATATTTGTATGCGTGAACAGCGAATGGATCTATTCTATTCATCAATCCTGTAGGGTTACGAGGATTAGCGAGAACATGTAAATTCATAACAAAATTATTCCATATTATAAGATTATACTTTAATTTATCTCAAACCACAAACCCTGGTTTATAAACTGTCTTGCCGTTGACTGTAACTGCAGTCATTTTTTGTTTGCGATTATTCCCATCTCTTTTAATAGAAGCATGAACCCAACCTGAGTTTGGTCCTTCTTTTGGGTCATAGAATTCTAGAATAATCTGATCGAACTCGCAATTCTCAGCGACCCATTTTGCAAGATCTGGGTTTGGTAGACCGTCGATTTCGAAATCTACTGCTTCTCCATTACAATGTTGAGACTTGCTTGATCCGCCCACAGCGGCATTGAGAGCGGGACCGCGATAGCCACTGTTAATACGAACAGGCTTACCAAAATGACGACGAACTGGTTCAAGTATTTTTTCACAGACATTTTTTAGATTCTCAGCATGAGCAGCATTAGGTGTATTATCAATACGTTTACGAGTTGCAGTTTCTGATTTAGTGAATTCCTTCAGATTAAAATGCTCAGACAATTGCATATCTGGAGTTACAGAAGTAATTGCTGGTTTTGCTGCAGCTGCTAATTGTGCTGGAGGTGGAACAACAATTCCTTTTGATGCCACAGGTGCTTTTGGCGGTGCGCTTGGTGCAGTCAATTGGACATGGTACGTTTTCGTCTTAGCCTTGCGATCTTCCAAGCCGTGTGTACCACCATTAATTTTCTTAGTAAGGGATAGTATCGCAGCATCAGTCACTCCTTGATCGCATATGCTCCATAGTCGGTTTCGTTCGAAGAAAAACATTGCTGATTCGAACGCTAATTCAGTAGCAACAATGTCTGGATTTGTCATCACATCTGGACGATTACAATATGCAGCAAACGTTTCGTAGTTAGTTCTGCCTGTCAATTGTAATGCACCACGACCACGATATTTCCAACCATCACCTGATGCTTCTGGTCCATTGCCCATGCGATTTGCATAGACTTTATTTGCAATGGCTTGAGGGTTTCTTTCGTATCGTTTTGCAAGAGCTTCAGTTGGGAAGTATCTTTTAAACACACCCATGAGACCTTTTGCAGAATAGTTTAAATTCTCACTAAACTTGGCAAATCCACCAGTTTCATGAGATGTTTGTCCGAAGAAATGCGCAGCTCTTAAAGGCGATAGTTTATAATAGGCTGCTGCAGCACGCAGAGTTCCTGGACCCCATTTGCCATCTGCAGTAACGCCAATCTTTTTTTGTAAATTCACTAAACTCATTCAGCACCTCAGGCGATATGATCTTCAACTTCTTCAACAACATCAGCCATTCTTTCCATTGGAGTTTCTGGTTCTGATGGTGGAAGCGGTGCTTCTTCCTTCTTTTCTTCTTTCTTTGGCTCATCTGGAGATTTACCAAGCATAATACCTGATAGGATGCCAGTCAAGAAAGTTGCAATTGGTGTAATAAGTTCAAAGAACTTTGCGTCGTTTGGCGATTGAGCCATTGGCTGTTCAATAAACATCAATGAGTAAAGAACAACAA